TTTTTAATCATCGAAAGAAGCACCACTTCTAGTAATAATAAAGTCAAGTGCTATGAATTCGATAGCTCTTGCGGGCTTCAGGTAAATCTTGGCATACAGAATGTTTCTATCAATCAAGTCTGGCGTTGTAGTTGATTCGTCAAGCACAACCCTAAAGTCTGTGAGACCCAAGCCAGCTTTCACACCGTCTAAGAAGGGTACAACCTGGCCAGTGAATTTATCCCACGTGGCTGTAACATTCTGGTCAAAGAGAATTCTAGATGCAATCTGCGATATCTCTTTCTTGAGATAAATGAGCAGTCTTCTCACGTTAATTCTATCCAGAGCAGAACGAGTTACCTGCATTGTCTTTTGACCGAAGATGACAATTCCCTCAGCTGGGAAACTAGCAATAGGATTAATATTTGCATCGTAAAGCTTATCTCTTTGTGCTGAAGTAAGACGCTCTCTCACGCCAACCACTGGCAACCCGGCAGAGCCTTCGCTTAAGCCGCCGCGAGTGAAACCAGCTGGTGCAAACCAAACTGCTGATTTTCTCTGGGAACTTGAGAAGGTGCCAAGTGCTACCACCGAGGGCGGGACATATAACACAGCGTTGTTGACGTTGTCTTTAATACGAACCCATGGATAGAAAGTGCATCCATAACTTGAATTAATCTGCAAGTTGTTTTTCACCGTATCGACAACTGTATCAATGGTTCCTGCTTCAAATCTAGTTTGCTCGTCATCATCATTTTCATGCTGCGGTTTATACCCGCCGGCTGCATCAATAATTGCTATGGCGTCGCCGCGGTCTTCGCACACATTGACCAAAGAAGTTACCAACTTGGGGGCTGTGATGCCAGGAATAGTTGCAATATCAAATTCTGTAAACTCACTATCAGATAAAGTATCAATTGCTCTCTTCATCGAATGATAAGCATAGTTAGTATTTGATGTGGGTGTGAGTCCGATATATTCATTTCGGAATGGATCTTTCTCTGTTACATCTAGGCCGTCAAAACCTCCAAACATGGGGGAGGTAAAGCGATTCCAATTTTCGCCTAATAGCGCTTCGGATCCGGCCTCTGCAGTCCTGGAATCACCAAGGGCCCTGGAGCCAGCAGTCCATACCGCTGAATTGTCTTCAACCACGATATCATCCAAAGTAAAGACCCAAGAATCCTGAGATGCTGTTGCGTTAGTATCACCAACAATACCAGACGGCTGGCCGCGTAGGAGATCTAGATTAGTTTGTTCAAAAATTCTAGTATCTGGCATAACAGATTGGTAGCCAAAGTAAGCACGGGTTTCTAATACTAAATCACCCTCAGTCGAGGTACCTCTGCACCTAGTGGCGGGCCATTGCAGTGACCCAGTGAATTCGTCACCTGCGTGCAATATGTGACCGGCGGTGTGACTAGACGTCAGAGAGGCACTTGGGAGGCCGTTGGTGCCCTGGCCGATGACCCAAGAATCGCATGCTTCACCCGTCGCGCTGGCTGACATATTAAGAATTGTGGAGCCACTCAGTATTTGTAGTGTGATTGGCACTCTTGGACCATAAACTCCAAACGGCAGAAGGCCTTCCGCGTTTCCTTCAATAATTGGTTTGCCTTCGACGCGGATATACTTAGACCTGTTGGGCCATTCACCATGTTCAACAATAACCTTGGTGTTTTCGTCATATACGTAACTTACATCACCAATTACTTTTTTGATATAGCCAGTAGAAGTTGGATCTAAATTAAGACCGCTAAAGCGCTCCAAGACTATGGGATTATTGTCAGAATCCCCAGCTGCTCTGACTAGCACGGTGAAACTACCATATTTATTATAATTGTCAGTTGGAACTTTGATATCCTGAATTGAAATCTTGAAATCTCTATTCGCATGTTCGCCACTATCGTGTGCCACAAATCTAAATAAATCTTTCGTATGTTCAGCAGGATCGAAAGACGCAGTGATCGTGCCTCGGGTGTCTTGTGAGAAAAACCAGCCTGTGCGAGCAGCCTGAGAGGACTGGCGTCGGTCGGCATAATCGCCGTTTGTACCGCCCCAAACATCGCCCTGGAGGCCTAGTATAGCACACGTCGTATCTTCGTTAGTGTAAGAAGCACCCGTGACAGCTAGTGACCATGTGTCACTGTTAAGGACGTGAGGATCAAAGGTTTCACCAAGCCAATATATTTCTTCGTCCTCATCGACTGTTATGTCGGTATTTGTTTTGGTTGGGTCAGTATTGAAGACCTTTCTAATATAAAGTTCACTATCTTTATCAAAGGTAAACCTCGCAGCTTTCACGACAGTGCCAGTGTTATCTTTTATAGCAACGCTGTAAGCTCCTCCCTCGAACTCATGTAACATGCCGGCTGATGAAGTGGCAGTGGCGTCGTCGCCGTAGCCGGGGCCATCTACTTCGACAGTGCCGTTTTGCACGTACCAGATAGCAGCTAGTGTGCCGGTAAGCGCAGACCCAGTGCACAGGGCGCCACAATGAACAGGGAATACAACAAGACCATATGCTCCGCCGGCGGTAGTAAGTGAATTACTTAAAGTATTTTGAGTTCTCCACCCGGGAAGACCTCCTTCTGCAGCTGCAAAACTAGTTTCGGCAGTCGAGGGGTGTTCACCCAAAACTCGATATACTGTGCAGGGAGAATTATTTCGTAGCCAAGCCTGAACTGCATATGCAGCATAAGTCGGTGCAGTCAAAGCACCAGTACGCCATATATCACCTCCGGGGTTGCCAGCAGATGGGCGTCCAAATAATTGAACGAACTCTTTAAATGACTCTACCTTGACCGGTCGGTTGGCCGGGCCTTTTGCGAAACGTCCTACAACCACCGGGCCCATTCGCTCGGGAAGCGGCGGTAAAGCGGATTCATCAATTTCATCGATGAAAACACCGGGTGAAATAAATTTAAATTTGTCAACTGCCATGTTTATAGCTCCCTTGGATAATCTCTAGTTTAAACTAAAATAAAATACACATTTTCATAATTAAATAGTCTTGGCTGGTTGGAAACTCCTTTAAAATCTAAATTCTCCATCTTCATCTCCAATGATGATTCGTTCCCTAGCAAAACGTATTTGTACAGCGTTTTCCCTTCTTACAGTTCTGCGCTGACTTTGGTTTTTACCGTCACCTATAAGATACCCTAAAACATTAATGGCTAGTTTCGTTTCATACTTGCGTTCATTCTGCTCGTAAGAGGAGACATTGTTGGCTAACGCCAGGTCTCCCTCTATAAAAGCTTCATAATTATTATAGTTGTGACTAATCATAATTCTCTTATGAGCATGGGCCCTACGAATGAAGGGCACCGTGATATCATTCATTTGCTCCTGATACTCGGTTCTGATAGATATATCGTATCCTAATTCCACATATATGGGTATAGGTATGGTGATGGTCTCGAAGACAACTTTGTTGTTTTTCTTGTGCCTATATGTAGGGAAATTAAGCTGATTTCGAGCTTTAAAAGCGTCCATATTAGCAAAATTAGAAGTCTTATCTTGTTTAATGACCTTGCTAATTGTTAAAAGGCCGCCTTTCAAATCACCCTGAGGATCAACTGCAGCATATGGAACACCTTTGTTTTCGAATTGTTTTGTAACTTTTGTTCTTTCAACAACAATAACTGGCAAAATGATCTGCCCAGTCTTATCACGCCTTATATCGGTATTTTTTATATTATGGGCCCTCTCGGATCCCGCCCAAATTACCGGCACTTTTTCGAAACCTTTATTAGTCGTCGCTCTTAAATCCAAAGAGTCATTAATAAAGTTATACAAAGCCATATCGATATCTTCCAACTCAGATTTGTATCTTGGAACATCTCTTGCCACATCTTCATTTATAGAATCTTTATGTGCCATCAAAAAGGCCCTCTCTAGACTTGATACATTCAGCAGATATTTCAATTCTTCTATCCGCCTGGCCAAATAGTTCTTTTGTCTCTTCTAATTTGACTATTTCATAATGGTTTTCACCATAGGCAACAAAATCACCTTCGCGGACGAAAAGATCTTGATCTTCAGTTAATCTTCTTTTGTGAAAATGAACTTTTATTTTTACAGTCTTGTCTATACCATATTTATCAGTTTGTGTTGTTTGACCCATAAATTCAACCAAAGCATAGACCCTGACAGGAGGCAAAAAAGTTTTAACAACCGCTTCATTATATAACGAATGAAAATTTGTATGTTCTAGATCAATTGGATAATATGCAATTTGCTGGCCAATTACTCTTTCAATTAACTCATCATTAACCTGCTTAACCAAGTCTCGTTCTTTTTCACCAAGAAAAAGAGGAGGGGGTGGCTGAGTTGGCTGCGTCCATTTATTTTTTTCACTCGCCATTTAAATTTTACCCCTGGTAGACAGAATATGGATATGTACGTGCTAACTCCTGAGTGTTCTTGGCCATATCATTTTGTGCTTCTGTAAGTTTTTGATAAGTTAACTCATCTAACACCTTCTGCAGTTCTTCCCTCAACTCTTTTTGTTCCGCTTTAGCTTCTGTAATCATTGCGGGCCCGTTAAGTGTTACTGAAGCCCCGGGAATTGGAATTGTGGCAAACTTACTTCGAATTTGGCCAAGTACTTCTTTGCACAAAGCTATAGTAAATCTTCTAATCCACTGTTTTCCTATACTATTAATGCTCCGATAAGGTATATTTGCCAGAGGCAAAGTGTTCATGTTATTAACACCGCCCAAGCCACCTTTGCGATCATCCTGATCTTCCCATGGATCTTCTTCAACTGTAAACTCAAACCAAATCTTTCTTGGGCTGGTGCTTGTTGGAATCGGGAATACTCTTAATTTATTATTTTTAATTTCATAAGAATAGTGGGAATTTCGTGTATAAATTGCATCTTCATACGTTATCGCTTGCAATTTATTTTGCCATGGTGGAATTACTTCAAAAGTAGAATCATCAGCATACATACCATAAGTTGACATATTGCCTACTGCATTCAAGCCGCCATAATAGCCATAGAACCTCCACATTGCGTGTGGCGTTTTAAAATATACTCTTCTTATAATAACCCGTTTGTTATTAATTTTATTAAAATAATCAAAATCAGGATCTAAAGAATTAGTTTGGATTTCTTGCTGTAAATCATAATCCTGCTGGAGTCTAGTTGTGGCAAGAGATCCTGAATATACAGTAGCAGTGCCGCCTAGGCCTGATTCCATAATCGTATTGTCCATAATCTTTTTTGAATATCCCAGTTTAAATTTAGGATACTTCAATTCAACATTGCTGCCGCTTAAAGAATCAGTTCGCTGACCATCTTGATCAAAAGTTCCAGTTGTCGCGCCTAAAGAACTATGTAATACATTTTTGGCTTGATGTACATTGACAATATATGAGTATTCTAATACTGCTTCTTCATAAGCAGCATAAATATTTTTATCAGTTAGTTCAATATCAAGAACATCACCGCCAAGCTTCCTGTAGGTGAAATTAACTTGTTCGACGGCGCCGGTAACAAAGTTAGTATCAAACAGCTGTGATCCAGCGTCCGCATAAAGACCATATGGATAATTTGCAGAATCACCAGCTATAATAAGACTACCTGTTGATGGCAAGACAACAGCTGATGTTTGTGAACTGGGGGTAAGTACTGGTGCTGCCATTCATTAATGTCTCCTATACATTGTAATTAGTCAGGAGAGATTTATTTAGACTTAATTAACCCTCAGGGGTTTCCTTCCTTGTTTTTTTTGAAGTGGTCTTTCTTCTTGCAAGAACGCTCTTCTTTCTCTTCTTTGTTTTTGCAGGAGCTTTCACAAATTCTTTTACTTCTGGTTTTGGGGTCACAACTTCAGCTACAACTTCTTCAATTTTTTCAACGACCTCAGTTACTTTTTCAACCATTGTTTCAATAACAGCCTCGACAACTTCTTCTTTTACCTGTTTAATTTCTACAGCTTCTTCTTCAGTAACGACGTTATCAGCTTCAGCTTCTTTCACAACACCTCGTAAGCGATTATAAGTTTCTCTTATAGACGCATATTTTCTAGCATATTTTGGACTATGAAGTCTTCTTCTACGTTTACCCATTGTAGGCCTCCTTGTTCATTGTATAAATAGTTGAAAATCTCAAAAACTACCTGCGATATTTTTTTGGTCTATCTACATTTCAATATCTCGCGTATATAGCAAAAAACCCCATGTTCAATAAGAGTAAGGGGTTTGATATTGATAAAATTAAGTAATCGTAATATCGCCAGCTGCAACGCCGTGGGCAAGAAGAATCCAGCGCGTGCCATCGCAAACAACTTCCATTTGGACCCCTGGCTCGGCTGCATCGGCGATAACAGCGTCGGCGCCACTTAAAGCTGCGCAGGCATCCGAAGCTTCTATACCTTTCATCGGTGTTGCACCGTCGTTAGCATGTGCAGCCAACGTTATGGTTTGGCCACCGGCAGCATCGCCGACCTTAACAAGTTTACACCACCAGCCGTTGCCGGCAGCTGCAATAGTTGGTAGGGTTAATTCAACGGCTGCGTCGCCCACTGCTGTAAAAACTGTTCCGCAATCAGAAACCTTAACAAGCCTGTTTCTTGTGAGGGATATAATTTTTTTTCTATCTGCTGAATATCTTCCTAGTTTACTCATTTTGTGTTATCTCCAATTTAAAATACTATAATTTAGGGGGCGTCGATAAGGGAAAGTGAAGCGGAACAAATGGCTTGTCCACCCCAAGTTACGCCATCGGTAACTAATTCTAATGTATCGTTTTGACACCACGAGGCCGTCTGCCACAATAATGCGTCGACATCGACTTCAAGGCCCGGGTCGAGGCCGGCCTCGAAGGCGATGAAGCCGGCGGGGGAGACATTGACTTTATGCACGCTTATAGATCCGAGATCATCAGCTGATGCTGAAATGGTTACGGCGCCGCCTGTAGTTTCCCGAACGATAAACTTACACCACCAGCCCGGGCCGGCAGCTGCGATTTTCGGAAGTGTAATGGTATAAGATCCATCACCAGCAGATCCAGAATCAAGCATAATCACATGACCACAGCTTGTTTGCGTCAACGTTGTATCAGATTCTACATCTGCTACTTTTTTTCTATCTGACGAATATAATCCTACTTTACTCATTTTATTTTCTCCTAACTAAAAGGTTTCTTACCTTGCTAATCATCTATAAATAGTGTTTAGCATTTTTAAAAACCAGATAATTAAATTTAATTAGCTGTATTTCTGCAACCACTCTTCTGCGACGTCTGCTGCTTGTGGTATGCTTTTAAAATATTCATAATCTTTTTTATAAACTATCTTTACTTTTTCTATTATAAATAGTTCATTTATTAATAAAAAAACCCCGCAAAGAGAATTCTCAATGCGGGGTTAAACTAAGTTACTTAGTGTTTACTAGGGGCCACCAGTGGAGCCGCCCTCACCAAGCAAGCCACGAACAACAACAAGACCATACATATCAGGTCGAACCATCTGTTTGGCATACCGAGTCATCACGCCCTTACGGGGTACGAAGTCTTCGGTACCAAAGATGGTCGGAGTGACCTGTAGCGGTACGTATGGAGCGTAGACATAGCCACTTTCCAAGAAGCTTGAGCCGTTGCGGCCGACAAGAACAACATTACGCGGGAAGTAAGGATCAACGAAAACGTCGAACTTACGACTAAGGCTGCCAGCGTTAACTGCGCCGATAGTACCACGATCTGCATCCGCAGTAACGTTCGCACGGAATCCTGAGGTGAACTCAAGAATGTTAGCAACTTCAGGTGAACACACCACGAAGTTAGC